ACAAAGAGCTAAAGGACTTCATTGAGTCTCGGCAGATGCTCGTGGGGCACAACATGAACTTTGATTTCCAATTCCTGCTGAAGCTCGGCATCGACTTCAAAGGCAAGATCTTTGACACCTACGTAGCAGAACGCGTCTTACGTGCAGGTTTTAAAGAAAAGAGGATCGCGCCGAAAAGCAAGCAACCGTACTTTGCGGACGTTAGTTGCGGCTTGAAAGCCGTGGCCGAACGAAGGCTTGACCTTGAGATCAGCAAGGAACAGCAGACCTCAGACTGGAGTCAAGAGGATCTCGACCTGGCCCAAATCGAATACGCAGCTAAAGACGTCGACATCCTGCCAAAGATTGCAGCACAGCAACTCAGCGAACTTAAAGAAGAGGAGTTGCTGCAGATTTACAGCATCGAATCGAGGTGTATTCGACCCGTAGCGATCATGTGCTACAGAGGATTTAACGCCGACATTGAGAAACTTAAAACGCTGAGAGTCGACATCGAAGAGACACTAGAAAAAGCGACGCACGAATTCGTGCAAAGTCTTGACGAACGTTTGCCAGCAGAACTCAAGCTCCCACGCGGCGACAACGGTATTGCCTTAGGTAAAAAACCCAAGAAGGAGTTCAACCCCGGTTCGCCAACTCAGGTGATCGCTGCGTTTAACGCTTGCGGCATCGACCTCCCTCGCGATCCCAAAACCAACAAGCAGACCTTGAATCAGGTTGTGTTGGCGGAATTCGACAGCGAGGACCCGACCCTGAACCTGTACCGAACACGCACGAAGATCGAAACTAGCCTTGAGCACGTCAACAAGCTTCTCAACAATGTAAATCCTGTATCGCACAGGATACACTCGAACTACAACCAAGTCGGTGCGAACTCGGGTCGGTTCACGAGCAGCGGGGCGCCCAAGACAGGCAAAAAGACGGCCAAAACGGTTTTTGCAGTCAATATCCAGCAAGTCCCACGCTCGAAAGAGTTCCGTCAGTGCCTCATTGCCACACCCGGTTACAAGCTGGTGATTTGCGACTGGTCTCAGATCGAACTCCGGTTGGGCGCCGACTTGATCAACATCCCACAGATGCGCAAAGCGTTTCAAGAGAACATCGACCTGCACACCCTGACGGCCAGCCTTATTTACAAAAAAGACATCTCGGAAGTACAGAAGTCCGAACGACAGGACGGTAAAACCCTGAACTTCGCCCTCCTCTACGGAATGGGCTACCGAAAGTACAAAACGTACGCGGCACAGAGCGGCAAAATTATATCTTTGTCAGAAGCTAAGGTCGCCCACGCTGCCTTCCACGCTGCATATCCCCGACTCAGGGAATGGCACAAGGAACGCTCCGCCCTCGTCCAAGACGGTTGGGCGTACATCCGTACTGCCTGCGGCAGGCGCCGACTCCTAAGCTACGACGACGCGACGATGATGTGCTCTGCCAACACTTTGATTCAAGGTAGCGGCGCGGACATCCTAAAGATCGCAATCGCTGAGCTTAACGATCACATTCAAGGTGACACATGCGACGTAACTATGGTTGCGTGTGTACACGATGAAATCGTCCTTGAGGTGCGAGAAGATCTAGCCGAGACGTATAAGACTATTCTAGAAAACATTATGATCAAAGCTGCGGAGACGGTGCTACGATCCGTACCAGCTTCAGCCGACGCAAGCGTAGGAGACACATGGGCAGCGAAATGATGGAACCGTTCAAGATTTCTAAAAACCCAACAAAAGAGATCTTTACCGTGCAAACCAGCGATGGTAAATACTTTGGCGTGATTCAAAGCGACAACGATCTACACATCCTCCCACAGCCGTTCGACTCCCCATTAAAGGCGAGCAACGCAGCGCGGTCTGCTAAGAAAAAGTTCAACATTCAAATGAGTATCGTCAGTGACATGACACAAACTCCATCAAAATCACACGTTAAGAATTATCAAGATGCGGGTGTGAGCGAGTTTCGCACTACAATTCGGAGGGGTAAAAACCTGTATTCCGAGACTGAGATGAAGGCAAAACCATATCTCCGCTTTCGCGAGGTGTGGCTCATCGTCAGCCCTGCGGGATCGACCTACGTTAAACGGTCTCTGTGTAGCGGAGTAATCGCAGAGTACTGCAAAAACCAAGAACAAGCTGAAGTTTTTAAAAGCTACGAAGACGCCACGTACAGGCTAAATACTCTTGACATGGTGTTGAAAAAGGGTCATAAACTCCGCAGGTTCTACTGGCTCCGGGAGGGCGTGTGACCCTGCTGACGCACACCCTGTTCGTCTATCGAAACGGGTCGAAGCTGACGCTCCCTCTTTACGCCAACGGCACTGCCCACGCGCAGGCCCAAGCGATAGACATCGGCCGTGCGCTCAGTGCGACCAAAACAAAACTAGACTACGCTGAAACCAAAGAGACAGCATTAGCGGAGTTATTTAAAGACTTAGCATTTAATAACTACGACTATAAAACATGTGTTCCGTGGGCAGGGTCTTATACAAACGCTGTGCCGTGCGTCTACGCTCTTAAAAAGCGCTACTACATTCGCAACTTAATCGTACGATACCTAGACATCCCAAACGAGGACTGCCTGCCGAAACCTAGCTGCGGCTGTAAAAACTGTGTGAATCCGTTGCACTTTGAATACAGACAGGGCAAAAACTCGAAATTGACTTGCGGCGGGACCAGTTTGCTCCTAGCCTACGCGAGCCAAGGCGTCAGCCCAAAGCAGATTGCCAAGGTACTAAAGGTACATCCCTCAACGGTCTACAGAAACCTCAACAATGAACGTCTTTTTACTGGGCCTCCGCATCACAGCAGAAGCACAAGATAACGAAGGGATTTTGAATGTACTGGCTGAATCTTTGCCATCTAACGACAAACGTGTGGCGACAAAAGTTCAGTTGATGCAGAAGAAAGATCACTACGTTGGCAAGACTTTAAAGACTTTGGCTGAAGGGGATACGGTGCTCGCAGTTGGTCCCACGCGGCCGACCCCTGACTCCGTGCTTCAGATGCAGCCTATGCTCATCATCACGCACGACAGCTTCGACGATCTGCTGGCGATCAACCTCTTTGTTGCTACCGGGGGCCTCGGTCCTAAGGCAGAAGAAGTTGAACTCAGCGATACGACCGTCACCAACCGTTCCCTTGCTTGGCAATCCGAAGACAAGGAAACGAATTGGTTCAAGCTTACGGCGTGGGCTGAGCACTCCAAGCAACTTGCTGAGCTTGCCCCTGGCACACCTACAATTGCCGTAGGTAAAGTTTCGAGTTCCGAAAAGGACGACAAGTTGTACCTCAACTACAACGTCGACAAGATTCTCTATCTTCCTAAGTCGAACAAAACAACTCCTAAGAAGGCGGCTGATCCTGAAAAAGGTAAAGTCGCTGCTGCTGCTCTCGGTTCGATCGATTTCTCTCTTTGATTTCTGGAGTACTACCAATGGTGTTTATCGCAAGCAACTTTTCGGAAGACGAAATTCTCTGCAATCTTCCTCCGCATACCCTTCGCATCGATCTTCAGGCTCGCCGCTGGAAGTCCGACGTCGACCCCGACAGTGCAATCACTGACGTCAACGACAACGGAATTCCGATTGAGTTCATTCTTCTTGGTTTCATGCCTTACTTTGGCAACCTTGGGATGCGTAATCAAGAGGAATATCTTCGCATCGCTTATATCGGCGTTTCGCCTAACCACAGGCTGCTCCCTCCTCGCTGCGTAACGACCTCTGTTATCAGCGGTAAGTCAAGTCAGAAGAACTTTATCAGTTACTTCCAGACTCTGTATAACAACCGTATCAACTGTGCATCGGTTATTACAAGCTCTAAGTTCGTCACTAAGAGCTTCGCAGAGCGGGACCCGGTAACGGGAGCGGACGGTAACAAAATCAACTTCAACGCTCTGGAGTTCAAAGATCGTCCCGCTGGCAACGAAAAGGAAGAGAAGCTCCTTAAAGACGTCGGCGACTACCTCAAAGGAGAGGGAGTCGACATGGTGTCGTCAGCGCTCCGCTCGCACATCCCTGGCTCAGATCTGGTGGAGCTTCCCTTGGGCAGCGATCACAGCGAGATCAAGGCACAGTTCACTGCAACACGGGGCGATGCGCCCGAGCGGCGGTCATTTGCACAAGCTCCGGAGCCTGTGGCGGCGCTTCCTTCCGCGCCCGAAAAAGCGGCTGAGCCTCCCACGGCCAAACCCAAAAAGGCTGTGGAGCTTACCGCAGAGCAAGCAGAAAAGTTGGGTATTGATTTCTGATCCAGAGATCGAACTAACACTACTAGGCGGGTCGCAAGGCCCGTCTTTTCTTTGGCGCTTATGAAACGCAGTCGAGCCTTACGGGTCAAACACGATGGCTACTGGGTATGTATCTACCTAAAAGACATGGGGTCCCATACAAACATTTCGATTGTCGTGTCGAAGTCTAAACGAGCAGCAAACGACTGGGAGAACAACAGACGTAATAAACGAACTAGAAGTTTACAAAACCGAGAAGCTAGAAAAGTTAACTTTGTAGGGCTTTATAAAGCGTACAAACTTCTGCGAGAACACATCCCCAAACTCGAATCAGGTACAGTCCTGACCACGGTGCATAGAAGCGAACGAACTGTGTTGCTTTCGTTGTTTCTCAAGCGTCTGGGCTTTGCGTATTATCCGCAGGATGACCTGGCGGTGTTTGCTTTAGTAGTTCCGTGAAGCAAGGGAGTTCAACACGATTACGAACACACCACTTAGTTAACTGAGTAAACAAGTTTTTTTGAATGGCGTACTGGGTATGCGTCTTGTCAAGTACTTCGAGTAGTTCTTTCTTGTCAAGCTTTTCAGCTAACGACATAAATCGCACGTGAGTGAACGACTGCTCCGTGTTCAGTGCAAACAGATTTTCCATTGTCTTAAGGTTGGTATTGAAACAATTAGTGCATACCATGCACTCTGTTGACTACTGTGCTAAGCTCACCCCATCACTCTTCAATGCAAATGGACAGTTTCTACGTGATCCCGAAAGAGGTCCCGCATCAACTCGTGAAACATACTTTGGTCTGCGGGTCAGTGCTTGTTCCTTACGATACAGACGGAACACTAACTCAGCAACTTAAAGCACACAAACTTCAAGTAACCACTAACACAAATCAAGCTAACCTCGTCGATCCGATTTGGTGGACTTCTGAAAAATCTAAAAAGTACGACTGGGTTGTGTGCGCAACAATGGGTCTCGGTAACTGTGCCGAATACGTACTGGAGTACGGAATGCAAACAGGCACGAAAGGAATCGCCATCCTTGATCGGCTCTCTTTTTTGGAGCCTGTATCTAAGCGAAGGACATTCCTACTCAAGTACAAGCTCTCCGATATGGTCGTCCTGAGCCCACGCCCCAAGTACAGAGCGACAGGCTCGACGCGTGATTCCGTTACAAGCTGCTGGTTCGTTTTCCAGCGTCCCGAAAACTGGATGGATGGCACCTACATCCACTACGCAGTAAATTGGGACCGCTTGGACACCGACTCGCTCCCTCCGCTCCCATGACTTCCGCATCAGATCGTTTCACTGAATTTCAAAAGCACCTCTTTGAACTCCTCGCGGAAACAAACAGCAAACTAGACAAGTTAATTTCTCTCACAATATCGCAACAACTTCTAAATGAATATATTTCACCAGAGGGTGAAGTGCGTTCAGCAGAACAATGTGCGGAAATAGTTAATGAAAGCTACTTTGCGGGCATGTGTTTGAGCGAAGAGATCAAAGACCGGACGAAACAATTCGAGTACCAAAAATCAGAGTTCTTTCTTAACGAGTCTCTGATTGAGCCCACGCTGGGCGAAGACTCTGATGATACCGACTCAGGCGCATCCAACTTTGTCCCCAGAATCCCAAGTCGTTTCTGAGCTTTTACTGTGCATAAATTAACTTCAGAGCAAACAAAAGCTGTTGATACAATCATAGCTCACTTTGACGTAAACAGAGTACTAAACGTTATGCAGGCTTTAAGTTGGAGATGGCTCATAAACGGTAGTCTTGTTCCTCCCACGAAGCCAGATATTCTTTTAA